GGAAATTAGGTTTTCATCAAGTGATTTTGTATCCTCAATTGTCCACTCATCCGAACCAACAATGTATTTTCTACCATCAATTAAAAAGCCAATATCACCCTCCGATAATGGTTGTTCAATTGGTTCAACTTGAATTACAGAAACATCACTAGACTGATTACCCTTGATAATTACCTTGTGTCCAGTGAATCCACCAAATGCAATTTGTTGTTTATTTTTGAGGTGTAACGACTGCGGAATAATGTCCAATGCAGTGGCATTAATCGCAGCGTCATAATCAATTTGAATAGGATATGCAGCGCGATTCTGAATGAAAATAGTTGCAATTGCTACAGCTAAAGTATTGCTGTTAAGTGCGCTTAATGACTGTAATTCCGCAAATTCTTCCACGTAATCATAGACAATATCGCTATTATCTACTGCCACGCCGTCAACTGGTTTTGGTGATAACAATTCTTGTGCAGCTTCAAAACTAATATTTCTATCTTTGGCAATAGTCTTAATTAATTTTGTGGCAACAATTTGGGCTTTGCTTCTGCTCAGTTCATATTCATCAATTTCCATCCGTTCCCCAACGGAAATAAAGCCGCGTTTTTCTAAATAGAGGATACCAATATTTTCATCACCAATGGCTACTACTTCGGAACGAGATTTTCTGTTAATTACTGGGCGCATAATTCAATTTCTAGGTTATCGTTTTTGTCAGAGAAAATTTGATGTGTGGCGCAATTTTGGACTGATTCAGGGATTTTGATTTTAAACTTTTGGGACTCGTTTGAAACTTCAATTTCTCCAGACATCCCACCCCTAAATACAGCCGCGCCACACTTGATATAATTGCCATCAAGTCGGCAGTTTATTAAAACTGCCAATACTTGTGTTTTGTCAGTCAAAAGTTGCATTATGCAGCAGCGTAATAACCAGGTGTCCAAATGAATGAGTCACCTTGGAAAGTTAGATTAAAAGTGTATTTTTTGATTTCGTTCTGGTTCGCTGGTTCGTTCAATCCCATGAGTTTAGTCGCGCCCTCAAATTTTTCGCCGTCCGGTAAGGTCGCGATCGCGTAAATCTCTCTATTCAAGAATGCAGAATTATCAGATACACGTTTGATGATATTGACGTAAGCTAAATCACCAGCTTTGACGATTCCTGAAATATTCAACGTCCGGGCATTCCGAACAATGGCCATTTCTGTACCTGAACCGCTTTGGAAATTAGTGGTGTCAACTTGGGTTTCTTGGTTAGTTTTGTCCATTGTCTGAATCCCAAACAATGGCACAGTTCCAACCACAAAATCGCCAACCGAAGAATCAGCGATTGCTTTCTTGAGAGGTGCGACGGCAAAAGACGCGGCTGTTGCTGTAATGGTTGCGTCAGCGGTAAATAGAACTTGTTGGCGGTCGGTAGGTGCTGATGGTGCTGCAAAGCTAAGGGAAGTTCCTGCCTTGATTGTCGTACTGGTAGCGGCTGTCAGGCTAACGCTAGTTGCGCCAATAACAGCCGGCGCATCAAAAGTGATCACGGCTTTAGTCACTGCTCTGCTATTGGGATTAAGTAGCAGGATATCTAGGGTGTAATCCTGAAGAATAATATCTTGCACGGGTCTAGTCATAGTAATTCCTGTGAGAATTTTTTATAGCTTTCCCATCGCTAAATATTGATAGTAATTGGCGCGAAAATTATAATCCTTGCTTGCTCAAATGTCGTGTCCGTCGCTGGTGTGTGGGAATAGCGATAAACTACAAAATTAATCTCAATTTTGCGTAGTGCGTTAGCTAGATTGGACGACCTCTTGAAGTTTTTAAGCACCACTTCCCATTGCTGGGGTTTATACCTTTGTCCGCCACTAGAACCCTGCGCGGATCCCATTGGCACTTGCTTGATCAAACATTCAAGTCCGTCACTGGCAGACGGCGGATCTGCGTTAGATCCGTAAGTCCAAACAGATGGACAGCCATTGGTGTATTTGCCCAAGTCGGGAGCTAACAGCGCGGCTAGTTTTGTCCGTAGTTCTGCAACTGTAGTCATGACTGCACCTCTATAGAATAGGAGTCTCGTAATTCTCCAGTATCTACGATGTCACGGGGTGAGCCGGCTACCGTTCCATTTTGCCTGACGGTTTCGCGTGGCCATTCCCACATTTGAGTTTCTATAATTTCCTGTGCCTTCTCCCCAAAGCCCTCCGCCATTTCTGTAAATGCTTGTGCAAAATCTTCTGATTTTTGAAAACTGTCAGCATAACTTTCGGGGGCGTTGAATTGTTGCACTGCTTCATCTACCCAAGGGCGCGCGGGTAATTCTGTTCCGTTTTTTAAAGTCGCACCCTCATGGACTAGCGCGGCGTGATCTGCTGACCAGGTGAGTGTCGCCGTCTGCTTGCGAGGGATGTTGATTTTATTCCAGTTGACTTGAACCATAGCGGGTTTTGTGAGGTTGATCTGATTTTTCCCACTACTGGTAATGGTTTTAGGGATTTGAAAATTATTTTAACTTTAGGGGTTGACATTATGTAGCTTATCCACTATTATAAAAGAAGATTAAACAACGAACAAGGAAACGGGCAAAATGAAGTATTCAGCTATAACTTTTAACAAAGAAGATGATGCCTACGATTACTACTACAGCAATCAATCTGATTTCGTGGCAACAAAAGATCGTCCTGTAGGATTAAACTATCAAATTATCAATCATTTAAGTGGGAAAGTTACGCTTGTATTTGCAAGAATAGAAAAACAATCTGAGCTAGTAAAGGCAAAAAAAGCCAAGACGACAAAGATGATAAACCAGTCTACTCCTAGTAAAAGAATGCAGATTTTATTGTCTTTTCTGAAAAGAGAAAACATTAATCTTGATAAATTATATTTCTTGTTTACTACAGGGCGAATCGGTTGCAGCAATGGTGTATATGAATCATTGAAGTTTGTGGCTGGGAGCGAAAAAGGTTACACAATAGCTCATTTCCAAGAATCTTTTTACTATGAAAATAAAAAAATTGGTGTAAGCGACATAGCAAACGAAATCTTGCCTAATATGAGTGAAAAAATGATTAAATCAATTAGTAAAATAATTGAAGCGTTGAGCCAAGATGTAAAACCCTTCGAGAAAAAACTAATAAGTTTTTAAAATAAAATCCCCAGTGACCGAAACTACTGGGGATAAGATTAAACAACAGGAGCATTATATCATGACAGACAGGTTTAGCCGCTACAATCAAACCGAGAAAGGAAAGGCACGAAACCGTAAAGCACAGGCTAATTTATCGCCTGAGCAGAAGGAATTGCAACGGATACGGAAACGGGATTATATGCGGCGGAAACGAGCGGAGAAAAAACAGCAGGAAGAATAATGATTGTGCAACCCTGAGTTTATCGGGGTTTTATTTTGTCTGAAATTATTTTAATTTAGGGGTTGACATTATGTAGCTTATCCACTATTATAAAAGAAGATTAAACAACAACAAGGAAGCGGACAAATGACTTACGATTTAGATTACACCAGATTGCAAGTAGCCACATTAACAACTGAAGTATTAACAGAATCAATTAACGAAGCAGGACAAGAAGGTTTTACTACTGATGACTTTGGAATGATTGTAGTAGAAATGATGAAAGAAGAGATGCAACTACGATTAAACGGCGAAAGTTTCATCAAAATTCAAGTGGTTGATATTGAAAACAAAATTGATAGCATTGATAGCGTGGTTAAATTTGAAGTTGGCAAGGTCTACGCAACCACTAACCAGTCATTCAAAATTCAAATCACCAAAAGAACAGATAAGACTGTGTGGTTTGAAAATATTGTTGATGGAGATAAAAATGGATTTTGTTGTCAGGGCAAAAAGAGAATAGCGATTAAATACGGGCGAGAAACTGTCATTGACGGAATGTATCAATACAGCGCAGCATAAAACAAAACCCCTGTAACGCAAATTACAGGGGATAAGATTAAACAACTAGAGGTATTATATCATGGCATTAACTAGAGACAGTATCAACGAAATATTGGTAAGTAAAGGATTAGGCGATAAATTCAAGTGTAAGAAAATATTGGTTGACGGTAGTATTGATAGAGAAATTGACGGCGAATCAAATGTAATTCACGATCAAGACAATAACCCAGTATTTGATTGTGGCTGGGTAGACTGGGATAACAGGTTAAAACAGTTTATTAATTCTCAACTTCCATAACCAAATTCAAAAGTTCCTTGCAGTTCCATCCCCAATCTTTTTGCCAACGCCTTAGCAACTCTAGGGCGTTGTTCGTTTACTTGAGGTGCTAGTACGAAAGTTCCCTGCTGTTCCGTTCCTGTAATTGGTTCTATGTATTTGGCGTTATATTTTTCACGCGCCAACAATGTCCGGGCGGGTATGGCTTTAGGTGTGACGGCATAACCTGACAAATAAACGGTGTTAAAATCTACGCTTGGATGTTCCGGTTTAGCCGTGGTTCGCCCCTGCCGTAGCTGATCATAGCCTTGCATCCATGCCTTAATCTCCAGGGTGGTATTGACTGCAATCGGGTTTCCGGTTTCCGGGTCAACTTCATAGTCTCCACAAGTCGCTTCTATGGTTGGGAGCGTGGCGTAAATGATGAAATTGGGGATGAATAGTTTGGACATTTTTGATTTTATTTTTGCCTAAAACAAAGATAATTGCAGTGGCTTCTCAAGTGTTTTTGGTGAAACAGGCATTACGGGAATTTGCACTACTTCCGTAATTGGCGGCGCGTCTTGCACTTGGGCAACATAGCTAATTAATTGCATTAATCTCGTTCCCCTAATACGCGCTATCCGTTCCTCAAGTTCCCCATATTGATCAAAAACTTTCATTAGGCGATCGCTTCGATAATCTCCAGAATCAATTTCAGACTTACTAAAACCTAATCCCATCAATTGTTCGTAAATTTCCAAATATTCTCTAAATCTATTGTCAATATAAATAGTGTCGAGTTCAAATTGCACAGGGAATAAATCTCTGTTTTGACCTTCTAACGCCCAAGGGATAATATGTTTTTGCCCCGATTCTGCTATGGCTATAGTAAAAGGCGGTTCAGGTGGATTTAACAAGTATTGCCTAATTCCCACCCTAGTCAGCAAGTTTTTAACTATTGAAAAAGTATCCTTGCCTTCTGTATATTCACCTTCAACGACAGGCGCAATTAGCTTATCACCCTGATAAACCCTGGACAAAGAACGTCCCCACAGCTTTGACCATTTATTTTTACCTTCATTCCAGTACCAAAGCTGCTTTTGATTACCGGAAATTGTAGAGTGACAGCGATCGCATAGCACTTTAGACTCTGGACATTTAGCTGACGAGTGCATCGTGAATGTATTGGATAATTCCAAAGCATTAGATCCGGGTTTAGCGCAAAGGTAGCAATTAGACATAGGTTGATACCTGTGGAAATTTAGTAGCAAATTGATTATAAATATCTGGGTAATGCTTTCTTAACTCTGCTAATCTTCCCCAGTTAGCACCTGTTGTACCGATTGGGCATCCATTCCTAACTGTCATTCTATCAACATCATAAATAGCAGGGTATTTTAACGAGTGCATATCAATATATTCCCAGATATTTTGAGTAGTCCAAAATGCCACGGGTGAGCAACAAATCAACCCGTTTTTGAGCGTATGCACTTCACCATATTTGTTGAGATAAAATGCGCGGTTTTTGCTTTCTTGCTTACGTATTCCCCACGCATAACCCTTAACATTATTCAATTCTTGGTATTCATTAAGCGGGTCATAAATCAGTTTTTGATTTATCAATTTATCGGCTTTTGTGTCCATCGTCCCTTCAAGGGGAACGCCATAATCCAGATACAAATGCCATAAATCACGCACTGGACAAAGTTCAATAATATTCCACCCCTGAGTTTTCAAAAACTCTAATAATTCAATGCAATCATCCCATTCAGCAAACATTCCCTGATTTACCCAGACCAATGGACAATCTGAGTAAACTTGCCTAATCAAATGTGACATCACTAGGCTATCTTTACCACCTGACACACTAGCGTAAACCTGATAATCGCATTGCTCTAACCATGTTTTAATTAAGTCTTTTGCCCTGGTTATTTTCTTTTTTAACCAGGGATATTGAACGCCAGATCCGTTACTTAGCATAAATCACGTTATCCTTTGGCATATAGCACAACTCCTTGTTTGCCGCTAACCAAGCGGGACTTCTCCACCCCCAAACCATCTGAGGATTATCTATTTTTTGATCAAGTAATCTAACAGGGATAGGACGCATTAATTTACTATCACGCCACAGATGGTAATTATCGTAAATCACCCCTATTTCCCATTCCCTGACTTCACCATTGCCGTAACTACGCTTTTTCTGAATGTGAGTAACAGACGACAAAAGATTTTTGATTGCCGTTTTATCGCCTACAGCAAACCAAGAAATAGAATTAATTAACCTTGTGTAAAGCGGTAAATCATAGGATTTTTCCGCCCCTTCACCTGTTAAAAATTTGGGCTTACGCTTACCCCAGTCTAAATTGTTTTCGTGATTATCCCATCGTTTTCTATATTTGTCTGTAGCTTCACCCTGCAAAACATAGCAAGGTGAACTCACGCACCAATATTTCTCTGACTTAATGACACCTTGTTTTAGTGGTAAATTCTGCTCAATAAACTCTTTGGTTTCTGCTACTTGATCTGGCGTGGGATTAGGTGAAAGTAGATTATTTTGTTCTAAAAGCCTATAAACTAAAATCCCTTCTAGCGATGGACTCCAGTTGTCATAAGCACCCAAAGATGTCGCCAAATGTGCTGTAATTTTTAAGTTATCCACCCAACAAACTCCTTAACTCAGTTGATGTTTTCGCCTCACTCAAAAACTGTTGATATTGATTGATATATTCTCTATATTTAGCGTGTGCCAGGTTAAATCTATCGCTCTCTACACCACTTTCAGAACTCCACAATAAACCACGTTCTGACTCAGAACTAAACCAGAAATTCATGCTGACTCGACCATTTCCGCGATTGCCTTTACCACCTAAATACGGGAATTGTGCAAACTTCAATAAAGTATCAAAAATCCATCCCTGCTCAACTTGCGTACAGTTCAAATCCCATCTTGAGTATAGTTTTGCTCCTGGCATAATTAATCTATCGGAAGCAATCATTTGATCCGATTTTTTCTCTTTAGCTGCACCATCTCCCTTGAGTTGCGCCTGTACTTCTGTTGGCAGAAATTTAATCAAATTAGGATCTAAAGTTGCATCTCTGCGGGTAGTTTGATCAACCGTTAAATATTCAGACCATGTTTTCATTACTTTTCTAATCAAAGGCAAGTAGTCATTTTTTGCTTGATTCCAATTATCCAAATCTTCAGTTTTTGTGGGAGTGAATGGGTCTGAAGATAATTTATTTTTAGCCTCAATTAGCTTCTGAATAGCGGGTTGTACTTCCGGTGGTAGTATCGCCGGAACTTGATTGTAAATGTATTCTGCTGACTCGTAACAAGACAAATAAGCAGATCCTACATTAATTCTGCCTTGCACCATTTGAGCATCTTTAGAGCCAAAAACCTTGGCGGGTTTAGCAGTTCCTAAGACCGACAACCAAGGCATTAGAACCCGGATCTTTTTATCAAGTTCCATATCTGAAGCTGTACCGGCATCAATCCTGCCACCTGCAAACATTGTATGGTGTGTATCAGGATTTACCTGTAATCCTAATTCAGTTAACGCCGCAGCTACACCTACACGCCGTAACAAACCATTTCTCAAGGCATTTCCAGAATAGGTGAAAACACTTCTAGGATTACCTTCAAAATCCAGTAATTTTAAAGTTTTTAAATTACTAACATTGCCTGACACCTCGCCAATATGTGACAACGGCGTTTGTGTTGTGATTACACAGTGTAAAGTCAATCTTTCACGGTCAAAAACATCGTAATTATCAAACATTTGTCACCTCAACTTCCTTGATTATTTTTGCAGAGTATTCCTCGGAGTAAATGCCTTGTATTGGCTGCTGCATTAGCTCCAGGAGGGCAGCACCATATATATTGTCAAAATTCAATTTTATCCATTGAATATTTGATATCCAATACCCATTATCCCAAAGAACTTCTCCTATCCTTTTTCCGTTTCTGAGCAGCCAATAGCTGTTATTTTTAAATTCTGTTTCTATGAGTTGAAGATTGTTTTTGTAAAACAACGCTTTCAACTGAGTCTCTGAAAGATTTAAAAGAAATGAAAAATCTACCATACTTTTATACCTCAATGTTCTCAACTTCTATAAATTCTTCTGGTTCATCTAACCCTAAACTGCGGTCTTCCTCAAACCGTAATCTACAAATTACTTGAATAATCCCTGCTTTGGTTCTCAGTAGTTCAAGTACATCCCACTCACTAAATCCGTGTGGTTGAATGTCAGCAATTAAATCCAACCATCCCATAAATACAAGATTTTGGTCAACGGGAAGTTCTTTTATTTCCGTTACATCTTCATTTACTCTTAGTATCCGTTGTGTTGGCTGAATTATTTTAGTTAACTCGATTGGGCGTAATTGTGAACAAAGTTTATCACAAAGTCGCTGCAAATAATCTTCTAAATTAGTTGATATTTCAGCAGAGTTTCTAATACTTGATTCCAAGTAAGTCCAGGTTTTAGTACCCATTGCGGGACTACGTTTTCTGTCACGGCACTTGAAAGCCCAATAGGTAAGACAAGCGGCTACGCCATAACATTTGTCTCGTGTTTGAGACATTCCATAATTATTATTGTTCATCTTAATTTTAAATTAACTAACATTATTATCGGAGAAAATTGGACATTTAAAACGGAACTTCTGCTAATTCTCCCATCGGCTCGACTACCATCTGAGTGACAATCTTTAACGCCTGTTTAGCAACAAATCCAGCCTTAATCACCATCCGTTCCCACAATGCCCTAAACAGTCCTTTTCGTTTCTGCCACTGCCACACAATAACTTTAGTCGCTGGCAATGGCTCTATGCTCCCGATGACTATATCGGAACTCCCATAAGAACCCCCAAAAAACTCTGAGACACCAAAAAATAAGGCGTTGTAGAGTTCAACCATCACCATACCGCCATGATCCGGCATACAGTCAAACGCGGTTACATCCTCAGAATTTTTAAGTTTTTCGTTAATTCTGGAGCGCCTAATTTGATCAAACATCTGATAAAAAATTAATATTCTGGCAACGTCAACCCGTTCTAATACGGGCGGTGTAGCTATTCCTTGGTTGGGAGTGCCTGTGAATGCTCCCCACATAGCGCCCTTGGGACGGTTCTCAATATCAAAATAAAATAGTCCCCATGATAACTGCTGTTTCCGGTAGGTTCTCACGGTTTTCTGGTCATGGAACGCGCCCGTCCAATAGGTTTTTAAATACTTGTCAGTCCAGTCAATAGGGATTGTTATTTGTACCTCACCCTGAACCGAACAGGCTAATAAATTATTCCAGTTCTCAGGAATAATCCTTTCCACGCCGTCGTTATCCTTGCGTATAGCCTGATAATCAGTAGCAGCTCGCCATATCAATGAGTTCAGTATACCCATGTGCGTTAGTAATTGGCGATCGCTCATCTTGTCCGCCACGCCAAACGCCATTTCACGGGTGTCTAAAATTTGTTGGCGGGTGAGTACGGTTGTACCTTGCAATTCTGGGAGTTTTACGTTATTATTCATATATATTTCTTGATCTGTGCGGGTGAAAAATGAGCAGATTGAGCGGACTGATAAAAAACGTCTTGGTGGGTTCAGGTCCACTGGGGCGTTTTGTCCGTTATAGGTATTATAGGCTATTTCGATAAGATTATCAATATTTCAATAACCCTTGCTGTGACTAGGTTCTGGATTTTCCATACAGAATCTTTTTCTTCATGCCATATAACTTAAATGCGCTTAATCAAAAAGAGGATTTTAGGGGAAACAGATCAATCAGAAGAAAAAATTAATTAAATTCTTCACTTTTGGCAACCATGAATAAGATTCTGTAGGGAAAGCTGGGAGTGTAGACAGGATAAGGTTTTTGGGCTTGCAGGGATAAACACAATATGTTGTAATATATAAATTAAAATAGTGAACCTGTGCGAACAGATCCACTATTGCCATAACCTCTACACAGGCTAATAGCAAAACTATTATGACACAATTAGAGTTGATTAAGCAAGAAATAAACCCTCCAATTTTGAGAGATTATCAAATTGGGTTTATCGAAGACATTTACAAAGCAATTGAAGAAGGGTATAAACGTATTTTAGGGGTATCTGGCACAGGGTCAGGTAAAACCGTAATAGCATCTAAAATTGTGGCTGATGCCGTAAGTGAGGGCAAAAAAGTTTTATTTATCGTCCACCTTGATGTTTTGGTTGGACAAACCCATGAAAAATTTGCAGCCTTTGGGATTGAGTGCGGGTTTATCAAAGCAGGGTGGAAAGAGAATCAAGACGCATTAGTTCAGATTGCATCGGCTCAAACATTACCGCGTCGGAATTGGTGGAAACAAGGATTTGTGCCAGATTTAATTATTTGTGATGAAGCTCACGAAACTAGCTGGATAACGGTAGTTTCTCAGTTACTCAATGAAAATGAACAGGCTACAGTAATTGGATTGACGGCCACACCATACCGATTGTCTAAAAAACAGGGTATGGGTGATAAGTATGATGTTTTAGTGGCTGCACCCACGCCAGGGGAGCTAATGCAGCGCGGTTTTTTATGTTCACCCGTTTACTACGGATTGAAAGCCCCTGATTTATCAAAAATCCGAACTGTGGCAGGTGACTACTCTGATAGTGGGCTAAGTGACGTAATGAATGATGGCGACGTGCTTCAGTCAATGTTGCAAAACTGGCAACGGTTAGCGAGTGACCGGAAAACAATTGCCTTTGCAGTTGACGTAAAACATTCACAAGCGATCGCTCGCACATTTAACAACGCCGGAATTGTAGCGGAACATTTAGACGGGAACACGCCAATACCCGTTAGACAGCAAATGTTTAGGCGTTTAGCCAGTGGACAAACTCAAGTTTTATCATCCTGTCAAGCATTACAAATAGGATTTGATTGCCCGCCGGCTGACTGCGTTTTAATGTGCCGTCCCACCAAGTCTAAATCAATCTATTTTCAACAACTGGGTCGCGGGTTACGTCCGTTTCCTGGTAAAGCGAATTGCATGGTATTAGACCAAGCTGGAAATGTAAAGCGGTTCGGGTTTGTTGAATCAATCAAAGGATTTTGGCTAACCAGTGGCAGGAATGAAGATGGCGACGCGCCCATGAAGGAATGTCCTGACTGTCATCAACTCCATTATTGCTTTGTTGAAAAGTGCGATTGTGGTTATATTTTCCCTAAAAATGAAGCTGCAAAACCACTAGGGATGATGGTTGAATTAAAACCGAAAACAGCCCCCGCACCTAAGCAGGTAACTCCAGATCCTCTAATTGAGGAAAAACGGGCATTTGTAAAAGAGGCACTAGCTAAAGTGTGGAAATACAAAATGAAGCCCGGATGGGTCTATTTCCAATTTAAAGATAAATACGGGAAAATCCCAGCTAGGGATTTGTTTTATCAGGGGATATTTGGTGAAAATCCTACGGAGCTAGATAAAGAAAGATATTGGCAATTTCTTGTAAGCAAGTCACCGGATGATGAGAACTATTGCCAGCAATATTACATATATGAGTTTGGCGAAAAAAGAATGAAATCAGCCGAACCAGTGTTAAGTTCTTTTGAAAAGTTACTGATACCGTTTTAATTGCCTAGATGCCCGACAATATAAAACGCGACTATTCAAAATATCTGAATAATCGCGTTTTTGTCTTTTCATTTGACTATTTCCCCAAAAAGAAATTTAACCCATCTTCGTTAAGCTTGACTTTAAAATCTCGACTTTGCAAGAATTTCTTGACATCTTTAAACGTCACCATTAAACGAGTTTTGTTAACTTTTTGTATTGGCAACTGCCCTGAATCACACCAGTGCGACACAGCCGCTCTACTAACTCCTAATAATTTAGCAACCTTGCATAAAGATAAGCTATCGTAATGGCAAATAATGGAAATATTATGCTTTTGCAATAGTGCCTGACGGCTACCTCCGTTCTGCTAAACCCATGTTTACTAAGCTCATTGACAATTCTACTTGGAAGTATAAACCCGGCGTTATCCTGCACTATCTCTATCTCTTTTTAACTCCAACATTTATTGCCCTTCTGTCTTGCCATTACACCCTCGCCAATACAATTTGCTCAGGTTGATCTTGATATTTACCCTGCCTATCTTCATAAGAAACAGCGCATGGTTCACCTTTGAAAAATAGCAGTTGACAAATACCTTCATTCGCATACACTCGACAATCTGCACTTGATGAATTGGATATCTCGATAGTTAAATTCCCTCGCCACGAACTTTCTACAGGTGTTAAATTAGCTATTAAACCAGCTCTCGCATAAGTTGATTTTCCCACACAAATAGCTGTTAAATCTGACGGCATTTCTAACCTTTCAATTGCCACACCCAGCCCGTAAGAATGAGCGGGGATTATGAAAAAATCACCCCATTGATCACGCTGTAATTCTACTGACTCTAAATTACCAGAATTAAAGTTTTTAGGGTTAACAATTGTACCCGGAATATGCTTAAAAACTTTAAATTCTTTAGGGCTTAATCGGATATCGTAACCGTAAGACGACAGCCCATAACTAATCACTTTCCTGATCTGATTCTCCATTAGTTCATGACCGCAGATACTAACCTCTCTAATTAATTGAGGCTGAAATGGGTTGATCATCCCACTAGCTGCCAATTCCGTTATCTGTGCATCGTTTAAAATCATGATTAACTCTTAAATAAACAATTGCTTTAATATTGAAACTGCGTTGTGATAGTTGCGGTCAAGGTGCATGACAACGATTTTATTCACATAATAAAAACCGTCGCTCCGTCGTTCAATTCTGCCACTGCCTCTATTCCCAAATCCGTCTAATAATGATTGAAGTTTCTGCGTTAAATCATCCATGATTGTATTAGATTATAGATATTCAGATAATTTTATCACAACTTCAATCACTTATGTCAAATACCAATTATGAAGACAATCTTCAATTATTAATCAATTATCACGCCACTAAAGATATAAGAATTAGAAACAAGATTGTTATTAACAACATGGGACTAGTCCATAAAGTTGCTCATAAAATGACCTTCTGCTGTGACCTACCCTATGATGATTTAGTCCAAATTGGGGCAACTGGATTAATTAGGGCAATTGAGAGATTTGACCCTGAAAAGAAGTGTAAATTATCAAGTATTGCGGTTCTATTTATTAATGGTGCAATCTTGCAATTTATCCGTGACAAGGGGCGGCTGATCAAAGTTCCTAGAACACTACAAGAAACTCACCAAAAGATTAAACGGTATGCACAAAAGCACGGCGTTACCTATGAACAAGCTGCTTTATCTCTTGATATTCCATTGGACTTAGCTAAAGAATGTGCAACGGCGTGTAATCAGCATAATTCTGAATTACCGGAGGCTTTGACGGATGAACGACAGGAGGAACTGGATAGAATCACGCCATTGATAAACCAGTTGCCGGAACTACACGCCGCTGTTATCAACGGACTTTATATTAACAGAATCCCCATTGGCGAACTTGCCAGACTTCACGGCATGGGGTCCAGGAAGATCCGCCAAATTGAAAAAGAGGGATTGGAAAAGTTACGCGCCATTGCTGACGGGCGTGTTAAATGTCCTAGATGCCAGAGTTACAACACCGTTAGGCGTGGCGTTAGGTATTCTTGCAAAAGTTGTAAATATTGGTTTAGGGTCAATCCCAAGCCGACCGCGCCTGTCGGTTTTGATATTGAATTAAAGCTAAAAGTTATTGAAGCAATTGAGCTTGGAAAATCTTTGCAGTGGTGTGAGATATTTTTGGGCGTAGACTCCACAACCGCTTGTAAATGGCGGAAAAAATATGTTATTGATAAATCTATAAATCTATTGATTACCCGGCACATGGCACTATCTGAGCAATGGCAACTGACCGCAAAGTTTGCTGATTTAGCAGATTTTATAGTTAAAAAATGCCCTGCTACTGTGGAACGCGAAGCGGCGTTAGAGGCGTTGACTGTGGCAATGTCAAAATCACAATTGGCTTGTTCTGTGACGACGGCGGTTAAATCTACGACGGCGAAACCTGGAAAATAGTAATTGCGATCGCTGTCACAAGATGGCGATTTTTTATTAATGTGCAATTATTGAGTTAGTTGCTAATAGGAATTACTAAATTGAGATGGGAGAAATTACCACGACCTTGGACTAAAGAACAATGTCGCCGCCGCTATGTTGAGGCTGATGATGACATAGGAATTAGGGGACTAGCAGACGCATCTGGACAGTCAAAGGGGACGGTCGAAGGCTGGGTAAAACGAGAATTGTGGCTAGATCAGAGGCGACAGTATCGTGACACCCTCAAGACGACCATTCAGGAGAAGACTATTGAAAAAACATCTGAGAAAATATCAGATGAATTGTCAGATATAGTTATTGAAAACTACAAAGTTCACAAATTAGCAAGGGATTATGTTGCTAAAATTATTGAACTTAAAGCTCGACAATTACAGGAAGATTTGAAGTTAGCAGGGGAGGAAAAGAAGAAAGCGATCGCTCAACATAACGCGGCGGAAGTTAATCAATGGTCACAGGCGTTAAAACGGTCAACAGATGCCATTAATGAGGTGAGGGGTATTAAATACTTCATTGACATTAATGCGGCTGCTGACAAGCTATCTAGGGAAGGTTACGAAATAATAGATCCAAGCGAGAAACCAAATGAACAAACAGACGATTAAGCGTAGTCAGATTGAGGAATGGGATATTGACAGATTAATGGCGTATAAACACAACGCCAAATTACATCCTGATTCCCATGTGGATCAGATAGCAAACTCCATTGAGGAATTTACATTTTTAGATCCGGTGGCAGTTGATGAGAAGGGAGAATTGCTAGAGGGTCACGGACGGCTTTTAGCAGCTAAGAAGCGAGGCGACACCACTATCCCAGTGATTCAGGTAACGGGACTGACTGAAGCCCAAAAAGTCGCCTATAGGTTAACTCACAATAAGTTGACAATGAATACGGGCTTTGACCCGGAACTGCTGAAGATTGATTTTGAGTTTTTGCAGGATGAAGGGTTTGATCTGGATTTGACCGGGTTTAGTGAGTTGGAGTTGAGCTTTTTGGATGAGGAAAAGCCCGATGATTCAGAATGGGGGGACGCGCTTGGCGATATTCCGTCTGGCGATCGCGCTACGTTATCAAGTATGAATTTTACGTTAACAGAGGAACAGGTTGCCACCGTGAAAGATGCTATTAGCGTGGCGAAGGGGATGGGAGAATTTGATGAGAGTCCGAATCAAAATTCAAACGGCAATTCATTAGCGAGAATATGTGAAATGTTTGTAGGGAGTCATGGGTAAAGCTAAAAACATTATTCTAAAACCTATCACCAGCCAGGAAGCTAACGCTATTATTAAAAAACTTCATTACTCAGGGAAGGTTGTTAATAACTCACGGATACATATTGGTGTTTTCTACAATGGTAGTCTTGAAGGTGCGATGCAGTTCGGTTCACCACTGGACAAAAGCAAGGTCATCGGGTTAGTTGAAGATACAAAATGGAATGATTTTGTTGAATTAAACCGCATGGCATTTAGTGACAATCTGCCAAGAAATAGTGAAAGCAGGGCGTTATCAATTGCATTTAAACTATTAAGAAAACACGCGCCGCATCTAAAATGGGTTCTTAGCTTTTCTGATGCTTGTCAGTGTGGAGACGGTACTATTTATAGGGCTTCTGGATTTATTTTGACTGGGATAAATAGTAAGTCTGATATGATTTGGCGATTGCCTGATAAGTTAAGACACCTCTCGCGGGGGGGGATACGGTTCATAGAATTACCGTACAAACAAAAACATCTGCAATTAGCCATTGGGTAACAAACACCTATGGAAACCCAAATACACCATTAAAGAAATTGCAGCAAGATCATGGTGGAGAATTATTAAGCGGCTGCCAAATGAGATATATCTATTTTTTAGACCCTACCTACAGAGAAAAATTAACAGCTCCTATAATCCCGTTTGATGAGATTAAAAAACGTGGTTTCTCAATGTATAAAGGTGAGAAAATAGTATATAATTAGATTGCGAGTATAGCTGAGTGGTAAAGCCGTGGGTGTCCAACCCATGATCGGAGGTTCAAATCCTACCTACTCGCTTTAACGTTGCTTATCGAAACCATAGTACAACTGTTTGAAATACCTATAAATTGTGTTACAATTATCATGTAATCCCCTCACCGGATGGTGTTATCAGCACCGAGTCCAACAGGGGAACGGCAACCTAGCAAGAGGTCACATGAATAATTTAGCAGTTTTTAACTACAACGGACAAACAATTTCGCGTCGTCACGATGGGTTTATCAACCTTACCCAGATGTGTCAAGCAAATGATAAGCGAATTGATAACTGGACGCGACTAAAGCAAACTCAAGACTACACAAGGGTTTTAGGTAACTCACTCACATCTGAGGTAGTTTGTTCAGAAGAGGGCGTTAACGGTGGTACTTGGGGACATCCTAGTTTAGCGATCAATTTAGCCCGTTGGATTAGCCCAGAATTTGCCGTGTGGTGTGATGGACACATCTTTAATTTGATGTCAACTGGCACTACGGCGATCGCTCACCAAATACCAAAAACCTATTCTCAGGCGTTACTAGAAGCCGCAAAGTTAGCAGAAGAGAACGAACGACTAGAAGCGCAAAACATCCTTTTAGAGCAACAAAATGAGCAACTATCAGAAGCAGTTGATGAGTTGTTCAATTATTCCTCTATCGTTCGTCAATACTATTGCCAATTTTCCCAAATATGTCTGAAACCCAATAAAATCGTGACGATATCAATAGGGTTTCAGGGGTTTGGCAATAGTATTGGTTCGTGTAGCCAAATTTAACGGTATCTCAGAAACTCGGTTTAAGTGGCACAGACTCAAAACTGTATCAAATCAAATGGGACTGGAAATCAAAAAAGTACCATGTCCAAGGTTTGTTGAGAAAAATTTATACAGCCACGATGCTTGGCGTGTCGCTTATCCTGGTATCGCATTACCGGAAACAACTACACTGGTTATTCAAGCGGTAAAATAGTCAATTAACAGCAACTAATCAAAAACCCTGGACTATTATTTGTCTAGGGTTTCTTATTGTAAAACTTCTGAATCTTCCTATAATTCTTTTGTAGCATCTTGGTAAATGCCGGGGTGTTGTGATTCTTCCATTCCGGATCTGTAGGGTGAACAATCCAGTTTTTAGGACTATGACAGATATTGAAATGACACCTCCGGCACGTTGGAAAAATATTAACTCCGTACCTATCCCCCGACTTACGATAACTAGAATGATGCACCTGTTCAGACTTATTGATTAAGCACACCGTACAGAGTCCATGAGTTCTGAGGTGTGCTTTTCTGCATTTCTTCTTATGCTTTTTCAGGTTGCCATAACGGGCTTTATAATTAGGCATATTTAAGATAATTTATTATGATTTTTCCATCCCCTGCCAGATTAAATCCTAAGAACAAGATCAAGACACAGCAAAATACCAGAGCGAGGGTAACGCCGGCTGCTGGTGCAATTACAATCTTTGATAAGTTCACGCCTAACCCCGGCGGACAATCTGAATTTCTGGAGTTGGCAGGATGGAACACGCCCGATCCGTTAGATCATAGATGGGTTGGTGCAATTGGGGGAATAAATAGCGGTAAATCCTTTGCTGGTGCTGTATGGGCGTGTACCAGGGCATTACTTGACCCCAAAGCACGGGGCATGATTACCGCCAACGATTACGGGCAATTATCGAGGGCATCTTTGGTAACATTAGTTGAAGTTTGTCGCCTGTTCAATATTCCGTTAGAGCCGTGGCGTGAATCACCGGAAGATCAGGCATTAGCGATCGCTAATTGTCAACGATGCTACATAGGACATCAGAAGGCGTTCGTTTACGTGATATCTGCCAACAATTTCGCAGGGAAAACACAAGCGGGGCGGGGTTTGCAGATTAGATGGGTTTGGGCTGATGAATTTGCCTACGCATCGGAACAGGCATTTTTAACTATTGATGGACGGCTGGGGCGTGGACCGGGTGAGATGAAAGGACAAGGGATAATGACGACTTCACCCGCCGGGTACAATTACGTTTATCACAAATTTGGCGACCCTACTAGAGAAGAGAAGATACAGAAACTTTACAAGATGGCCTCTTTGTCCTCACTGGAGAATATTCATTCAGGTGAGGATTATGTAGAGTCGTTAAAAGCCAACTATACCGATGAAATGTATCTTCAGGAGATTGAAGGTAAATTTATTAATACCAGCATCGGTATAGTTTACAAATATTTTACCCGCTCCGTTCATGCTTTGCAGGGTGAAGATGCCGAATTACTGGAGTACGACCCAAATTTACCACTACTCCTAACCTTTGACTTTAACCACACGCCTATAGTTTGTCTAGCGGCTCAACAACGGGGCAATGAGGTTCATTTTTGTCGGGAATGGTCAATCATGGACTCCGACATTTGGGAACTCACAGAAAGTATTGTGGACTGGGTAGAGAAATACGGCATACCCCCAGAAATCCAGATATTTGGGGATGCCACCGGACGCGCTCGAACTGCGGCTAGTCGGTTGTCATCGTGGGATATCGTTTTTCAGGGATTAGAGCCACTAGCAGCACTGGGAGGCAAAGGTTATTTGGTTCGCAAGTTTGCCGACGCTAACCCGTTTGTTGTGAATCGGGTTCACTCAGTTAATCAACTTTTCCGCCAAAACCGTTGCTATATTCACTTTGCTAACTGCCAAAACTTTATCAAGGATTTGGAACAGGTGACATGGAGTGATGAGGGCATCAATAAAAGCGATAACCCGCTGCTATCACATTTAAGCGACGCAGCGGGTTATCTAATTCATTCAATCTATCCGTTCAAGAAAGAGACGCGAGAACGGAAGTTAGGGAAGAAACAGGTCAGGGGTTTGGCGGGTTAAAATGGCAGACCCTTAGCTTTTACTTTACTAAATAAGAGTTTTATTCTGAAAACACATTTGCTCACTTCATTAATTAGCGTCGGCAAAATTCCTGATGGTTCTTTGAAGTCTTTGTAATGATCAAAAATATCTAAAACCTCAACATCATCGTCAATATTGTTCTGTTTTTTGTATTCTTCGCAAAATACGTCAAAAGCTGCGTATGGATGAAAAACAAAGCAATAACGTACATACCACCAGCCAAACTCAAGTCTACTAATTTTAGTCTTTGACAACCTGTATTGTCCTGGATCAGACAATCTACACCGCATATTAAAATCAGGCATTATTGACCACCTCTAAACAACACTTGTTGCCATTTTTGAACCGATGTTAAATCTGTTTTTTTAACATTATCCGTGTAACTTTCAAGGGCTGATGAATTTTCAGCCCCTTGGGAAATCGCCCAATCAATGCACATATCTTTAATGAGTTGATCGGCATTTTTTAAATCATTAATTGATGGAACTTGATGACTGGACAACCAAGCTAGAACCCAGCTTTTATCAACTTTTAAAAATTCCCTGACTTGTTTAATGGTGTCGCCAATAGCCAGTGCTGATTGTTTGCCATTGCCGTTAGTTTTTGTGCTATTTGCGTCGTCGTCTTCGTCGGCTGTAATACTCAATAAAGCACACACCGAATAACGACGGGCATAAGTGAGAGCCGCGCCCTTTTTCTGAGAGTCCTGAATATCAGGAAGTTCATATTCCGAAGTCAGAACTTCACCCGATTCATGGAATAATTGGGTTTTTAAAATGCCCCCCTTTTCCATGATTTGAACTATTGCTAATCCGTTCTTACAAAGGTGTGGGGTAACTGCGTCCAAGACTGAATCTAGCGACGCATAGCTCATTTTAAAATGAGGATTAGTTTTGTCTTTTTCGATGGGCGGAAACTCCGCCCGCGCTTTGATCAACGCCTTAATTAGTTCAATCATTTTAACCTCTGAATAATTCTTCTAAACAATCTTTATCTTCCTCTAAAATGTTTTTGAATAGGGGCAATTACGCCCCAAGAAAATTATCTAAGCTGCTAACAAATGTTCATATTCACGACGAGTCAATCTGATCAACTCTTTAGCTACGGGCTGCCAGTCTTGGCTAAAATCCTCACCATTCATAGTCCAGCCATGATCATCATCCAGGAAGATATCCCCAGCGAGCGCCCCATGAACTCTGAGTGTGTAGCTTTGCCCAAAATCATGGATAAAGTTTGAATCTTCGATAGGGGGAGTTATGCGACCACTGCCGCGCTCGTCTTCAATCATGCCTACATACTCATCTTTAATATACTGTTCAGCATCTACATAGGAATCAAATGAGAAACTGCCTTCACCCATTCTGGCAATCCATTCACCATTATCAGAATCCCGCTCAATTGTAGCAATGACGTTGTGTACGTCGTTGTGTACAATGGCTTCAAAATTAAAGAAGTCATCAGAGGAAATAAAGCTGATTTCAGTTTCAGAAGCCTCTGCTGCTTGCACTTCTAACTCAACCTCTAACTCGTTTTGGGCTAAGGCTTGACTGTCTACGAGTATGTAGCCCTGCCATTTGCAGTAGCGTTCTGCTAATTGGTAGCTACTACATTGGTGAACGACTTCACTGTTAACGATTACCTCATAAGCCTCGCTGTCCCAGCTTTCAGAGTTGAAATTAATTGTTGCTTCTACAATCTTCTGAACCTGGGTAGATTGATGCTTAACGATTGCATCTACCCAGGATTGAATAAGTCTCTTGTCGCCTGTGGGCAAAACGCCTAAGTCAGCGGCGATTTTTTTGACTTTAACTAAACCGCGATTTAATAACTGTTGACTTGAGTAGATTGGATGTGACATAGTTGGTTAAACCTTTTATTGGGTTGACAGGAGGCAGTTGTTTACTTTTCTCAGGAGTTGAGCAACTGCCTTCTTTATGTCTACCACTATAACCCATAACTTTATAGGTTGTCAAGTACCAATTTATAAGTTATGGTAAATTTATAAATAACTGAGATCACCGCCATGCCAACAATGAAAGTTACAAAACAGATGTCCATTGATGTCCCCGGACTAGGGGAAAGGATAAAAGCCGCCAGAAAATCTAGCCCAAAGCCGCTACTTGAGCTTTGCAGAGAAATAGGGTTTTCTCCTATGAATTGGTATCGGATCGAAAAAGAGCAGCAGAATATCCCAGAAGAGACGCTACATAAAATTGAAAAAGTATTAGGCGTTGATTTTGGCGTAAGTTTCGACAATCATTAACTCGGTTCGCCGCAAACACCGAGCTAATGGTTATGTGATCCTAATTATCGAAAAATTCAATAATCTATTGAAATACTGAAAACCCTTTTCTCTTTAGTTCATCCACAAAGTCCATAAATTCCGCTCGATTTTCGCTACACATATTGTCAATAGCTGACGCAGTAACGCCGAATAAATAGGCAAGCTCGTCAGTCATTTTTTTAGGATCGCTTCTGTCAACTATTTTTATCGTCTGAATCCTGATAGACAAGTATTTCCCCACCGAATAGTCCGTCAACATACCACAGACTATCTGCCCATCAAATCTTCTCTGGCGGTCACTTTTCCGTATATATATGCTGTTGTGTTGTGCTGTGCTGGAGTTATTGAAAAAGCTGGCTAATCCATATTCATACCGCAAAAATTCTGATTCTGTTGGATACACAGGATAAGGTTTTGCTAACACAGGTAACGCGGTAGACAACGACAAAACACCAGTTAAAACGATATTTTTCAGCATAAAAAAATCCTCATGTTATACATGAGGATACCTTTACTTAGTGATAAAGCGAATTGTGACTTTTACCTATTTATTTTTGGGGTAGAAAATTATCCTATTGATGTTTCAATAGTTTCACCTAATGATTCGCATTTTCCAGCTTCTCAACCCGCCGCTCAATATTAGATTGACGTTTCAGCACTTCGGTATACTTTGAGTTTTGCGCGAGTGCTGCGGATAGCTGCTCAAAATCTCGCGCCATACTGGATATTTCGGCGTTAATGCGGTTTTGCTCTTGAATTATCCCCGACAATAAGGACGTTTGCTGTTTAACAAATTCAAGATCCTTGTTTTGGGATCTATCCGTCGCTTCCTTGTCATGTTTAATATTCTCAATCAAAGAAATTAAATCTTTTTTTACATCTCTGATTGAACTTTGTTCAGCATCACTGACAGACTTAAAACCCAGCCACACCGACAAAACAAGCCCAAGTAATCCTATAAATATTCCTAATATTTCTACCCACGACAAACCAAGTTTTTTACTAATAACTAAAAAGGCAAAAGATAGAATAGAAATGGCGAATAAGATTATTGTTTTAGTTCTCATTGATTTTACACTCCGTCAATATTCCTCCCATCAGGAAATAATATTAAATGGGGATAAATATAATCTTCAGAAAACGTTACTACATCCCGATTGTTGACCTTACGCCTTAGAAAAATTCTCTTATTATTAACCCAAGTGCCGCTATTAGACGGGCTTCCCTGGATTTCACCATCAAACAATAAATAATAAAAAACATCGTCGTAATATAAAATTAAAGTGCAATGCACCTTATCAACAATATCGCTAGGAATTACGACATCACAGATAGGATCGCTACCTATTTTTATGCTGCTATTAGCCTCAAAGCTATATTCTTGTTTAATTCCGTTTGGTAATAGCAACAATAAAATTAGCATTATCCTACTGATAGTCTTTGGGTGGCAGATGAATTAAATAGTATCCCGGTGTAAATATACAACCTTCTCCTAATAGCGGCTAAATTATTAGCTGGGCGTAATTGATAGCCGTCTTTATCTATTTTTGAAGGGTCTAGGCTAAGTTCTTCAAATTCTGCGAGAATCGCCTGAACCCTCTCAACTTGAGAGGGGAAAAGATTGATTTGTTCTATTGATGATTGCAGTCTTTGCCGAATGGATTGCCCACTGCTAAATAAATCCGGCATAAGGCGCGACTGACCACTACCACCGGAGACAACGGTATTATCTCGCATGGTGATTTCGTACACTTCGTAAAGCAACCCGATTTCGTGATCAGTCAGCATCCTACACCTCGTAACTTAAATTAGTGAATGTGGTCCATTGAACAGCGGGGATTTTGGCGATTAAATCCTCAACACTGGCATAGGGTCTGCCGTCCCTGACCTCCTTAGATTGGGCTGTTGTCAATCCCAATTTTTCCGTTAAATCTTTAAGGGATGCGGAATTAATCAAAATCAAGCTTGTGTCCGGTTCTTTGGGCGGGGTGACTGGTCTAGGTGCGGGTTTAACTTCAGTGGGGTCAGTCGTCCTGTACCCCTGCTGCAAAAAGCTATTTACCTGCATTTCAGGAACCTGTACCCCTTGACCGTCTGGCGCAAAAAGTATAGGCATAAATTACAGAGATAGGATTAACGCACATTTACGGAAGTCGCTGATTTTAGAACCAGTCAGCATATAGTAAGCGTTTTTCTCGCTTACTGTTCCGGTGTCGTAGTTGCCCCGGAATACCTGAATGGTCAGGTTTGTGTCGGGGTCGGTAATTGAAGCAGCTACCGCACCACTACCGGGGGATGGTTCAGCAATCCGACGGGTAGCCATCAATAAGCCTTCACGGTGGTTGACAGTGTTGATTGATGGGATACTAGGCACACTAAACAAGTCAGTACCGGGAATGATTTGCGCTGCCAATAGTTTTGCGCCATTGGGGGAGAAAGGTACAACAGTAACGACGGGCGCGGTGGCTGTGGTTTTATCCAGCCTCAAAATCACGCCAAATGCTTTAGCTACGCCACTTGTACCAATTCTGATGATTTGCCCAACTGCCACGCTAGTAGATAAGGCTGTGGTACAAGTTAGGGTTAAATTAACCGCACCGACGGAGGTAGTTGCGGCGTTGTCAGCGTAGGTGAAATCAGTATTAGCGGCAACTGATGCGATCGCTAAAGTTGCCTGTACACCTGCGTTAGTGTCTAAATCTGCAACACCAGCTTGGCTAGAAATGACGTTACTTTGTCCAACCAAGAAACCAAACCGGGGTAGGAATGATTGAAAACCATTTTGGATTGCTTGACCACCGCCAATGGTTGCAGCCGCAAATCCGGTAATAGCTACGGAATCCTGCAAGAATGCACCAGCCGCAACAGGGGAAATTAACCCAAATCTGTCAGTTTTAGGAACATTCTCTCTATCAAGAATTACACCCGCGCCAACTAACCCGGCACTATTGAAATTGGTCAATGCACCGGTAGTGGAATCTACACAAGCCGCAACACCTACCGGAGCGTTAGCACCTAAAGCCACCGTGCCAGTCGTTGCCGTCCAAGTAGTGAATAATGAGTTCATGTACTCATCATTTGGCGTAGCGATCGCATCCGCCATTTGAGATCCAGTTTCCGCTAAATATTTTTCAATGGTTTGACGTGGATCAATTCCGTAAGTCTGCCAGCCATCAAACCAAAGTTTTTCTAAGGTGATAGAACCTGAGAAAAACGCAGCTTCATTAAAAGTACCAGCCGCAGAACGGGGATTTAATTCAGTGGCACGGCGACGCTTGGGACGACGGATTTTAACATCATTGCCAACTTCAAAAGCACCGGGTTCGTAGTTAGTGACAGCGACACGGGGGTACATCGCCATCAGGTTTAATTGGGTTAATGCACTTTGGGCAATGCGAGTTTCTAAAAGTGCATCATTAGCGGTAAAGGTTGGTGGCATAAAAATTCCTTTTAAGAATTATTTGAATTAAGCTTTCCCGAACTGCTGTTCGAGTAGTTGGTTATAAGCTTTCATCGCTTCAGGATCTTTGCTGTAAGTGTCGTAAATTTCCTGAGCAGTCATACCACCAAAGTTATATTGAGAAGTTTGAGGCGCACGATTTCCCGGCTGTCCATCTGTTCCAGTGCCACCGCGCGGGACGGCAAAGTGAGCAAAATCTGACTCCAGCATTTTGGGTAGAATATCTTTAAATTCGGCGTTAATTTGTCCGCCAAATTTATCCTGAGATTTAACGAAAAATTTATCGCCATCTTCGACAATCAAGCCGCGTTTTTCTAGGAGAGTCAGTAAATCCTCTTCCGTATTTGGACGTACCGTACCAAGCGCTCTCATCTGCCCTAATACATCATTTCTCATGCGAGATTTGCGATCCGCTTCTCTGAGGGCTTGAGCTTCTTTGTCCCGTTCCTCAAGTTCTCGTTGAAGCTGGTTAAATTTAGCCTCGTATTCCTGTTTAGCTTTAACTAAAGCTGCATCAATTTCAGATTGTTTTTTGGGTTTTTCCTGTTGTTCCGCTTCGGCTTCTTTCCTGAGTTCGTTTAAAAATTCCAAGGTCGGATTAATCGCCCCAAACCGTTCGTCAAGTTGGCTAGGGATTGAGGTTGATAACCCTGTTAATGCTTCAGTCAACTTCCCGTTGTCGTACTGGACTTTTTCTAGCTGTTCTGATAGGGGCTTAACAACTTCCGTTATCGTGCCTTTGACGGCTTCTTGAATAGCTGCAAGGATTTCTGGTTCTAGCGACATAAGGTTGAATCAAAATTTTTAATATATTTCCCACTGGGAAAAATAAATTAAAATGTAAAAACTTATGGCTTTATCAGATATCAAAGATTTGTTGTCAGCTATTTGGGGGGTAACGAGAGATCGCATCCCTGTATTGTCCAACGGCAAAATCCCTGTAGAAGTTGGTAGCTTAAATGTCACGGTCGGCAATGCTTCTTTGGAGATCGCTAATGATGTCGGTAATCCTATTCCAATAAGCGATGCAGGCGGTAGTATTACTGTAGACGGTACATTCTGGCAAGCAACACAACCTGTAAGTGCTAGTAGCCTGCCTTTACCAAGCGGTGCTGCTACTAGTAGTTTACAAACTACCGCCAATACATCTTTATCTAATATTGACACCAAAACTCCAGTATTAGGGCAGGCTCTAGCTACCGCAAGCGTGCCAGTTGTTTTACCAGCCGCACAAATTACCACACTTACCCCACCAACCTCTGTGGGTATCAGTGGTACATTACCAGCATTTACATCTACACCTACTTTTAATATAGGGACTGTTCCAGCAGGACTAGCTTATGTTGCGTCGAGGCTAGTAACAAGACCTGCTAACGTTACACCGTATACGGCTAATGATGTTTATGGCGGTGTATTTGAGTTAACAAATATTGGTGCTAGTGGTGGATTTGTATTTATTGAAAGCTTAGATATTATCTTTAATATCACAGCAGTTCCATCAGGCATGAGTAGTTTTACTCTGTACTTATATTCAGTAACTCCACCATCAGCTATAGCTGATAACTTAGCATTTTCTATATCTTCAGAAGATAGAGCAAGTATTATGAATCCTAGAGGAATAACCTTATCTGCATTATTAGCTCAAGGTGGTGGTAGTGTAGTTGCTGAAACAAGAAACTTGAACCAACTTTATAAACTAACAGGTACTTCTCTGTTTGGATATGTGGTTACTAATGGTGCTTTCACACCTGCTGTAAATAGTGAATCTTTTACCATTCGTGCTAGGAGTTTTGCGCCATGAGGACTTCTACTAAGGTTGTGGTATTGGGGAAGAACTCTTCTTTTCCAAACTACTATTTTCCTCTCGAACCCGTTGCTAATTTTATAGCAGCCCGTAGTTACAATTATGGGAGCGTGACAGACATACTAACAACTCCATCAGGTACTTATCCGGGTACTTTTACTTTTGTTGGAGGAGTATTGTTACCTGATGGTAGAGTATTCTGTGTTCCTCATAACTCTCCTACAGCTAGAATATACAATCCAATTACAGATACTTTAACAACTCCATCAGGTACTTATCCGAGTTTTCATGGAGGAGTATTGTTACCTGATGGTAGAGTATTCTGTGTTCCTTTTAATTCTCCTACAGCTAGAATATACAATCCAATTACAGATACTTTAACAACTCCATCAGGTACTTATACGGGTAGTGGTGGTTTTGTTGGAGGAGTATTGTTACCTGATGGTAGAGTATTCTGTGTTCCTCATAACTCTCCTACAGCTAGAATATACAATCCAATTACAGATACTTTAACAACTCCATCAGGTACTTATACGGGTTTTCATGGAGGAGTATTGTTACCTGATGGTAGAGTATTCTGTGTTCCTTTTAATTCTCCTACAGCTAGAATATACAATCCAATTACAGATACTTTAACAACTCCATCAGGTACTTATACGGGTAATGGTGGTTTTGTTGGAGGAGTATTGTTACCTGATGGTAGAGTATTCTGTGTTCCTCATAACTCTCCTACAGCTAGAATATACAATCCAATTACAGATACTTTAACAACTCCACCAGGTACTTATACGGTTACTTTTGGTTTTGCTGGAGGAGTATTGTTACCTGATGGTAGAGTATTCTGTGTTCCTCATAATTCTCCTACAGCTAGAATATACAATCCAATTACAGATACTTTAACAACTCCATCAGGTACTTATCATTCGGGTGCTGCTGGTTTTGCTGCAGGAGTATTGTTACCTGATGGTAGAGTATTCTGTGTTCCTTGTAACTCTACTACAGCTAGAATATACGGACTTCCACTTAGCAATAATCTTCCTATAGGAAGAACTCACTCTGCTTTTGATAATAAATTCTAAAAAAACTATGAACAAACAAACCTGGCTACTTAGTCAAATCAATGAATTTCCTGAATTATCTGCTAGGGAATTAACTTCATATTTGAACGATAAGGTATTAGTTAATAATCCAGTTCCTATAGGACAAGTCCCTGTGACAACTACCTTAGAGGAAGTATCGGATGTAGTTACGGATGATGAAGTTTTAGCTATAGCTGAGAGTCCAATTTACGATAAGATTCTTGACGCAATTAATCAGAATAGACTTGATTGGATTGTTGGAAATCTTACTACTTTAAAACGTGGTGGAAAATTAAGTCAAGAAAGTTATGATGCAATTTTAGTATTACTTCAAAGGACTGAATTAGACCCTAATTATCAAGCACAAATATTAATAAGCCCTGCTGAATTGGCAGGATATGGAGCTATTTTGGTGAGTGATGTGGAAGAATTAATGGTCTAATAGCGATCGCATCACAAATCCGTTGCGTCAATTTCCGCAAGTGCCAATTGAACGGCTTGCGGATCAAGGTCATAACTTCTGGCAGCCCGTTTCACAAAATGCTTTTGCACTTCCTTTTTAAATATTGGGGACGGAATATTTGCAGTATCAATGAGAGCCATATCCTCTAAAAGTTCCGTCAGCGAAAAGCCCAGAAACTCATCATAGCCTGTAATCTCCCAATCAACAATTTCACCGTGGGCGATCGCTGCGGGTTTCAAAACTTGCAAAACAAATTCCTTAACACATTGTCCGTAACGCTCTAACAGGATTTCTTCTGGCCTTCTATCCTCAGCCTTAGAGACTCCAGAACGGGCAATAATCGCCGCGCCATCAGACGCACTCATGGCTATTTGCTGCAAAACATCATAAATATCTCGCTTAATTTCCGAGCGATACCCGATAGCTGTCTGAATATTTGCGCCGCTACGCTCAAATGACGTTATTGATTGTCCGGTTTTCAGAGTCAGATAATACCCGTCTCCCATTTTCCGATTTTGCAGTGGATCATCATCTTCATCGTCCACGCCCGTAATCACGGGCATTGCGTAATTATTTGTGTAAAGCGCGTATTCCATCGCTGCGGTTTGATTGAAATACGACTTTTGACAATCAAACAATTGCGCCGCCATCCATAGCGATTTAGGTAAAGTCAGAGTAACGATTGGAAATTCAAATTTACCTCGCACATTGAAAATTGGCTGGTCTTCGATAACAGTTTCAATCGTTATTTCTTTATCAGTTGCCGTGTTAATAAATGGATTTGGCGGTACGGGTTTATTGTCTTTGGGGATTAATCTGACAATATATTTAGAGGTAAAAACCGCCCCGTCTCTACGGTAAAAAATAGTAAAAATATGCTGTGGAACTGGCGCACTATCCCACGTTTGCTGCACTAATTGAAACTGGTGTAATTTGCAAAAACTGAACCCGTCCCGTCCGCTTTTCCAATCCCATAAAGCAGTTCTAGGGTGGAGAATTACATACGGATTTAACTCTCCTGACTCTTTTTGCTGTGCAAGCGAAACCGCCCCAACCGCTGATTTAGTATCTATTTGTGCAATAGCTTTACCAGTCGTTAACGCCATAAACATACTATTCATCAAGAAAGTATTGAACGATGCCCGCCCGTCGTCGTCACCTTCTAATAATGCGCCATTTTTAAAAAAATCATCACTCCAAAACGGGTCATTGCTTCCAGTTGGGACAGCCGGATTTTTAAATAATTCAGAGTTGAACCGGCTCAAAATTGGCGAGATTTTATTGCAGTAAGTCGCCAGCTTGACCCGCTCCTTCATGATTTCCTCTGGCCTGCCGTCGGGGTTGGGGAGTAACTTCCGTTTCATAACATCGGTTATTGAGTCGCCACCCTCAACTACTGCGGTGAGCAATTCCCAATACTCGCAAAATTGGATATGTTCAGGATGACGGCGTTTAAGTGCTTCTAGTGTTGGCATAGTTTTTTATTTGAGATTTCCCCAATAAAAAAACCACCCCCGCGCAGAGGTGGTTAGGAGTGATTGGGGTGTAATCTGGGTTTCGGTATATCAGTTCTTCTATAGATATACCGATAATATACCCTATGCGGCTAATTCTGCAACTAATTCAAGATTGGAGGCTTGCCACATATCGGTTAGTCCCTCAGAGTCCTGGACGTTCAACCATTCGTTATTAACGTCTAATACCGTGAATTGTTGATTTGTGATTACGTGGCGGACAATATCACCACGCTGGAATACTGGTTTTACTTCAGAAAGGGACGTAGATCGAGGAGACTTTTTTACTTCCTCATCTTCCTCACCTGTTGATTCACTGTCAATCTCTACTAAAGCCTCACGAACTGACTCCACAAAATGTCCTGGCAACCAATCTAAATCCGAACTATCGCCAGTCTCTTCAATGTACTTGGCGCACATTACGGGCATTTGTTCCAATAGGTATTTGTGGGTTTTGGACTTAGAACTTACTTGCAATCCTAACTCCCGCATGGTTTCAAGATTGAGAGGGAGTTCTTTGATTTTCACCCAATCCAACTTATCAACACGGGCGATTCTGTCTAGTTTTCTGAGAAATTCTGAGACAATTTCTTGATTGTTTGTAGCCTCTAAAAATGCCGCGTTTTGGCGCGGATCTTCCTCTGATTCTTCGGGTTGAGCGCTAGTTTCTTCCATGTGCTTTACCAATTCCACTAATGGTAATTCACCGCGTAGTTTTAACAACTCTTCAGTTATTTTTTGATTGGCGATAGTTAACTCTACAATGGTCTTTTTGTAGCCTTCAATTAAATTGCTGCTAGAAGTTTCTTGGTTTATGTCCAACCGCTTTAGTTCAAGATCCGCCAATTCCTTCCGAGCGTCAAAAGATTCTTGATTGGCGATCGCTAAACTGTCGCGGACACCTTTCAATTCTTCAGAAACTCGTAAACTGGCCGCAGTTAAATCGGTGATTTTTTGTAGTGCCTCATTACGCTCTTTGGTTAAATCGTCAATCTGATCTTGAGATTCATTTAATTTTTCTTGAGGTAAAAAGTCTCCGGTGATTGTACTGAAAATTGTTTCAGCCCACGAAAATAAACTATCCTTTCCTACCCCCGCTTCTTTCATCTCAACAACACATTCCCCAATCTGCTCAACAATCCTATTCGCACAGGTAGAGACGCGGTGCTTTTGGGTTTCCAGTTCCGCTAATTTAGCTTTGAGTTGTTCGATTTCGCTGTCAAACGGTGTTGTGATATTGAATGTCATTTGTTTGCCCTCTTGTGGTAAAGTTTGTGTTTGTTCCCATTCAGTCCAGGCGATTTCGTAAGCTGCAATACTGGCGAAATCGTCCGGGTCTGGTGGTTCGTTCGTGTCTTCAAAGAAGATTGTTAGTTGCCCGTCGGTTTCTTTTTGAAAATCCGTGTGTCCGAAATGGGCAGGATTCCAGGGGATTAGATCGTCATCATCCATTGAATTTAACTCCTAATTTGGCGCGGATGTAGCGAGATTAGTAATGTATCCATGATTAATCGCCTCCTAAGTATTAGACTGAACTTGTCGCAAAACTTCCACTTGCCGATCAAAACTTGGCGCATTCTCAGGGTTGTCGTGAAACCCCAAAATATGTGATTGGGGAATGGTGATTGATCCTAATCTTTCATCTGAATCTTTGCGCCAAATCATAGCGATAATTGGCACTGAATCCGTCTGCCATTGCTTACCATCCTTACGTTTTCTAAATTTGAATCTTGGGTAAATTAAATCTAAATTGCGAGGGTTTGCAAACAACCATTGTCCGCGTTCTTCTGTTGGTTCGACAAACGATAGTCTTAAGAAGAAAACCACGCCCAATCGCGCATGATTTAAGCTGTTTTTGAGAATTGGTAAAGCTGCATTAAATGGCGGATTTGTGATAATCCAATCAGCTTCAGGCAGTTGTTCCCATGACTTTGGATCAGCCGCGTCAAGGTTAAAATCTGCATCAACCGACGGGTCTAGATCGTTTGTCCAGTGATAGCCTACCTGGTCAAAGTAGGGGAGTAAATTTGATATATTCCCACTACCTTTACAGGGTTCGCCGACGATGCCCTCTAATTTGACGTAATTGGGTAAATGGGTGACAAACCAGTGGGGACTATCGTAACGGTCAAAATCATGACGTTTCATGATTGGTTTTGGGATTTCTTCTACGGGAAAATCTAAAGTTAATTGGTTCATCTGTCGTTCTTAATTCTTGCTGGTGAATATGCGGCTCTGTTCTTTGCATATTCCCGAATTACCTCGCAATATCTCACAGCCGATTTAGGGCTATAGGAATGAATAAGTTTCGTTTGATGAATTTGTCCGACAGTCATTTCTGGGAATTGCGACAAAATTTCATTAATCCCAATCTTGACTTGTTCTTCAGGTTGTCCAAATAATTTGGCAACTTTGTCAATGGAATTATTGCTAATTCGCTTGATCAAAAGTATGTCGTTTTTAGGTGTCCATGTTGGCTCTACTACTGGATCTGTTATTGATTCCATGCTTGATTCTATGCTTGATTCTATTGTTGGTTCTACGGGTTGTTTGACATCGTTGAAACCAACAAAATTTATCAGCGATCTTGTTGGTGTAGGTAGTGGTAATGGCACTAAATCTATTTTCAGTAGTTCCCTCCTACGTCGTCCAGCAGTTGGAATGGAGACTCCCAGCTTTTCCGCTGCTTGGTGAAGATAGCCTTGTAAGCAAATCTCCTTTTCCTCTTCTGTGAAGATTTTATGATGTTTTAGTTTCTTTGGAGAAACGCCTAATGCTTTGCATCTATGGTCTATTTGAGTGCGAGACGCTTTAAGTGTTTCTTCTAACTCTGGATAAGTTGAATCATTCCCGAAAGTAAGTAAATAATTGTCCTCTTCTTGCGTCCATTTCTTATAGTTTGTCTGTTTCTTTGGAGAAACGCCTAATGCTTTGCATCTATGGTCTATTTGAGTGCGAGACGCTTTAAGTGTTTCTTCTAACTCTGGATAAGTTGAATCATTCCCGAAAGTAAGTAAATAATTGTCCTCTTCTTGCGTCCATTTCTTATAGTTTGTCTTGGGTTGTTTTAGCTGTTTCACGCTCTTCCCCTCCATTCTTTGCTTGTGATATCGGACATTTCTGATGTGAATATTTAGGATTTTGGCAGCTTCACGGGGTGAATTTTCTGCGATAATCTTCAGTTGCTCTGCATTCATGGTTAATATTTGGGTTTAGATAAATTCATAAACTTTGATGTTGACAGATCAGCCAACATTGTCGCTATTTATGGCTAGTATTGTGGTTTGGATAAATTCTTGAATTGAGCCATCGGGGCATCGTACAAAAGCTTGATTGTTCCTGTTCCAGAATCACGTCCCTTAGCTACAATCACCTCCCCAATTCCTCTATCTGGGGTATCAGGATTGTAGTATTCATCTCTGTAAAGTAAAAATACAAAATCAGCGTCCTGCTCTAAAGATCCCGATGATCTAAGATCACTCAACATTGGGCGTTTATTCTGTCTTGATTCAACCGCTCGATTTAGTTGCGCCAAACCAAATACAGGACATCCAAAACCAGTTGATTCTGATGATAGATTCTTCAACAACCTTGACGCTTTTGATATTTTTGATTGCTCATCTTTTGCATCCTCTTCTGTCCCTGCCAAGATGTGGATATGGTCAACAAAAATTGCACCGGGCTTTTCTCCAGTTCGTGCTATTAATCGGCGGATACTGCCAGTAATATCAAACATATCCATTTGAGAATGATCGCAGATGTATAACTTTGATTCTTCGGATGTCTCTATCGCCATTAATATTCGCGTCCAATTATCGTCATTCATGATCTTCGGTGTTTTTAGTCGCGCACCTTCTACCCCTGATAATCGAGTTGTCAACCGCCGCGCCAACTGTCTTCTGTCCATTTCTAGTGAGAAGAAAAATACAGGTTTGTGTTGATTATTTTGCTTAGATGCAATATTCCAGGCGATATCTACCCCAATCGCTGTTTTCCCCATCGCAGGCCTTCCGCCAATCACTACAAATTGATTAGGCTCAAAGCCACTAGTTAGAGCATCGAGATCATAAAATCCTGACTGGATTGGGACGGCTTCGCCTGATAGTTTTTTCTCCATATCGGAGTACATTTCTTGCATAGCCACTGACACATGAAGTAATTCAGGGCGCTCATCGGATTGGGATTGAGTCAGATCAAATACTGATTTTTGGGCTTCTTCCAGAATCTTTGGAAGTTCAATTTCTGTGCTGTAGGCAAGCTTGATATTGCGGTGGGAAATTCGGATCAATTCCCGCCTGAGATATTTCTCGTAAACCAATCCTGATAGAGAATCAATATTTACCGCTGATACAGTGCGGTCAATCAAGGTGGCCATTTTATTTCTGCCACCAATTGATTTTAGTTGGCTTTCCTTGGTGCGAGGATCAATTCTGTCTGACAGGTAAGATGTCACGCTTAAAAGGTCAGTTGGCTTTCCTTTTGAATGAAGATCCAGCATTGCTCTATAAATCGTTGCGTGGCAATCAATGTAAAACGCTTCTGCCGGTAATCGGTCGCAAATTCTGGTTATTGCTTCAGGGTCTAATAGTATCCCGCCTAAAATTACTTCCTCAGCCTCTATATTTTGGGGTGGCAAGCGGTCGTACCCGTTGGGAGCGAAGTCTAACTCATTTGAAGTAAACATGATGCCTTATCCTTGATTTTAAGATTTAAACTTTTGACCAATCCCATGAGGGGAATTTCTCTTTAGCGAATGCGTACCAAGCTTGATTGTCTTTACCCTTGAAAAACTCAGTCAGGGACTGGCTTTTGAGGTATTGCGTCCGGTAGTGGTATTCATGCTGCGACTCGTACCAATCCTTGATGTACTGGGGAATTGATAGCTCTGGTGATGTCTCCGATAAGGTTGGTTCATCAGAAATCGGTCTATCGCATAAGGACATCAAGTTCACCCAACCGCCTTTGCTTTTCTCCCACTGATTGATAGTTGCTATGGCGTGTCCATACTTCTGATCCGGTGTCGCCTTGTCTCTTCTCGCCAAATCAGCGGCTAATTTTTTCACAATCTCAGGGTTGCAGTTTTGGAACTCACGGTGCATTTTGCTTGACCGCCAAGGCAGAACCCACCCGTGCCATTTCGCTTTCTCGCAGAACACAGACATCATTTCCCTTGGTGGTGTCGCGTCAGATGTTTCTGGACTTAGCAAAAACAGGTCTATTAACTCATACACATCTTCGCAAGATGTGTAAATGTTTTGAAGCGCGGCGGCGGAACACCCGTCTTTAGGATGGGTTATTTGTGAAACCGAAGATTTTGGATTTTTGACTAAGAGGGGATTTGTCTTAGGTGTGGGGTCTTCGGTATTTGAAATTTCGCTCTCAACGCCCTCTGTTAAAAGAGATTGTTTATTAAGACTGTTTAGAGAATATAGATCAGTCGTTAAATTCAACGGCTCGTACGTTTTTTCTAACGGCTCGTGCGTTGTTTTTACTGTTTCCAACGTTTTTTCTAACGGCTCGTGCGTTGTTTTTACCGGATCGGATTTTTCAATGTTTTGAGCGTTCCACCACTGATCTAGCGATGATTGAATCAACTCAGTATTGAACTTGTATTCTTTGGTTCTGTCAAAGTCGTTTTTTGATTTTCGAGATTCAATAAACTCCCATGCAATAAGCTTTTTCAATGATTTTCTGATAGATGAATCACCATAGGCGTTGAGCATACCATCGCTTATGTCGCCCGTTGTTTCGTATAGCCATAGACCGGGTGATTGCAATAAAGGCGTATTCCCCCTTTTGTTTTGCTCGTTATAGCTTTCTATTCGCCTAATCTCTTCTATTCTGCAAATAGTCCAGAACTCGAAAAGACTAAGTATTTGGGATGCACAGTCATCGCCTTGACAAATTGCCTGGTAGTCCTCGTGACGATAAATGTATTTCCCGTAATGCCTTATTAGATGTTTTGCCATGAATTTATCAGGAAGTTAATTAAGTTATTGACTTTTCAATAACTATAGGCACACGAAAACACTGCAACACGCCGATGAATTACCAGTCTATTAGTCGTTGGTCAGGTAGAACATTTCGCCTAGTGACAGCCCAAAAAAACCGCACAATTTAGCAACTGTTTGGTTGTCCAATCGGCTAAACCGATTGTGGTATAAACGCCCGATTATGGTAGGACTCAAGCCAGTTTTTCCGGCAACCTCTAACTGAGTCAGTTCCTTCTCTTCCATGATTTCTCGTAGCTTGCATTTCACTTTCATCTATCCCTAACTCAATATAAATACGATAACATCTTACCGTCTTTCTGTCAACAGCTATCTATATATCTGTTATTGATTTACCAATAAGAAATAAAAAAACGGGCTGTTAACCCGTTCCTGAACTCAATTTGGTTGTCCTATTCCCGCTTGCTCGTAATATTCACAATTATTAGCCGTAGTCTCAAAAATCGGCTTTACCAATTCTCTGAGTTCCCCTTGATCATCGCTGCGGATGTGATGAACGGGGTTGGGAGGATTGAACCCACGTTCGTAATGGTGGCAGTCACCTTCATAGCTGTACAATCCGTCATACTTTTCAATGACAAATTGCGACCACACGCAACTTAAACAACTTTTATTCATATTTTCCCGTCAAGATAATAATAAAGTCCGCAGCCTTGCCGATAAGTCTTACATCCCCATTGCTTGAATAATTTCTTAATGTATTTGTAGCAACCGCCATTTCTCCGTCCTTTGCCGATTGCTACCAACACATCGCCAATAGACACGCCCCTATTGGTAGATTCTAGGATTTTCCTAACTTGATTGGCGGTAGATAATTCGTTTAATTGCATCAGTTTTGTTACCAATTCAGCATTCTCTGATGGTACAAAATGTAATCTATTCCCCCTTTCGGAGTCTCTAATTAGAGTGAGATCCCCTGCCTCTCCCCAAAAAATCACTATCCTGATTGCTGTTTTCTTTGTGATATTTGTTGCGGTTACTACATCAGCAATTTCAAGTATCCTGCCTTCTTTTTTTATGTAGCTTAAAACCCTGTTTCGGTTCATCTGGGCAAATTCACGCCCTCTGACAGTTCGTTTAATTTGCAATAAATGAACTCGGTCCTTGTCAATGAATACTCTGTTTTTAGCCTTATCAGAAGAGGCGACAATATCGCCAAGCTCTATTAACCGATTTAGTGTTTTGTAGACAGATGTTTTGTACCCACATAATCCACTTTCTCCTATCTCTCTTGCGGTCAGTGCTTTTTCTGACGTTGCAAGAAGATTCAGTATTTTCTCCCTAGAATATACGTACCCACGCTTTGGTTTTATCCTTATTTTTTTGGGTTTTGCACAAGTTGTTGGTTTCTTCTGTATGGGCTTCCTTTGTCGCAATGGTTTCGGATTTGGAACAACCTGGGGAGTGATTTTGGTTAACCTCTTCTGAGTTCTTGGCTTTTGGGCGCAATCTTTACGGGTTGACTTAGATTGATGTTTCGACTCAGATTGATGTTTCGACTCAGATTGATGTTTCGACTCAGATTGATGTTTCTTTTCGTTAATTGTGGCAGGTGATTCACTTGTCTTTTTGTCAAATACAGAATTAATACGTACTTGCCAATCGCCATCAAGTTTTACTACTTCAATAGATTGATTGCGCTCCAATCTATTAAGTAATTGTCCTGGGAAATGACTTAATTCCCGCAACTTGACGACACCATTATTTCGTTTGATAAAATCCAAAACCTGTTGCGGGCTTGACATAATTTAACTCGCCTTCCTTGTTTTTCTTGACGGATATGGAAACATAAGCGTAAGTAAAGATTGATTTCCTAAAGCCTGAACGCAACCTTCACAGACAAGTTGATTCAATTCCGTTTGATATTTGCAGCATCGAAACTGACGGCATTCAATGCAAATACCGCCTTGAAGTTTACGGCTAATCCTTAAAGTAATAGGTGTTTCCATTAACTCGCCTTCCTTGCTTTTTAAAGTCTGCATCCGTCCATGTTTCATGTCCTTTAGGTGGCTGTGTTAATGCCGATGTTTTCACCCATTGCTTATGATTAGGCAAATCGTGAGTCGGATTCACATTTGGCGATCGCTCTAATTGCCACTCTCCCTTTTTGTCACCACCGACAATCTTCACCACGTCGCCGCCGTAAATTGCGTAATGCCCAGCATTCACTTTCCCCAACTAAATGACGGTGGCAGAAGTCCCCAGATTTCTCACCCATTATTTGCTCCTATTTAACATTAAAAACAAGATTCCTAGAATGAATAATAGTATTGCGTCAATCGCAATAACTGTTATCCCTAAACTCCACAAATAAACACCTATACTCATGGTCTTAATGCTGGTTTAGCTGCGGGTGTCCAAGGCTTTATCCCCTGATTCCATCGAACCGATAAAGGCACTTTTCGATTACTCGATAAGCAGTAGCACAGTGTCGCGCTTGGCGGAGTCTCACGGAAATATCGGCGGATTAACCCCTCTGACTCTAGCTGCTTTATCGCTTCCCAAAGTTCGGAGTATCCAATATTCAGAGCTGCTTTAATTTCGTGGGCAAACATATCACCCTTGCGTAATTCAGTTATTATTCTGTCGTTAATCATGTTATTTCTTGGCATAATAAATATTGTCTTCCTTCGCTGTTTGTACTATCTTCCCGTTGTCCATTAATTGCTTGAGTGCAATAGCAATTAATGGCAGTGGCTCATTGATTTTGAGGCAAATCTCATTCCATGATTTTTCGGTTTGGACAAACTCAAAAAGTTCCCATTCAATCTCAGGATTCATGGCGTAAATCCTGATTTAATTAGTTGTTCATAAATCAGCCGTTTTTGAGCATCAGAAAATGATGATACAGACCTCAAGAACCCACTGATCAATGATGTTGTGTAGTCAGTATTTGGATCTATTCCATCATTTCCGGGATAGTCCCCAAACAGCGCATCACCAGACGGAAAGCCAAGCCGCTTTTGCTTTTTATTCAACTCCTGATTTACAGATTTCATTTATTCCCCCGTTTTTCGGGAGGGGTTAAAAGTCGTTTCTCGCATTTCTCGACATCGAAAATATAAACAGGATTGATGGCGTTTTTGGGGCGGTCGTCCCGTACTTCAGAATTTAATCTAAGCCTTCCATCTCTGACCATTCTCCGCAGTTGGTCTGGTCTTTTCCCTAATACCGCAGCTGCTGCTGCGGTATTGAGCCATCTTTCTCCCTTCCCCGTCCCTTTGCCCATAGCGCGGATGAACATAGCCTCAAACTCTGCAACCGCCTTAGATACAGCCGTTTCAACGACTGCATCAAAATCAGCCCTTGAGATTGTGACAACCTCCCCTCTGTCTAGCGGTAGAGGCTTTCCCCCTTCCGCTGTGTTACTGTTATTTTGCATAGTTTATATGTCTTTATCGTGTTTTCTATGCCTTTATCAAACTTTCGATACCTTTATCGTAGCTTGGTGGTGGGAATATGGGAAGTAGTTTTTTAAATTTAAAAATATGAGATTAGGTGAATTAATAAAATCGGTTTGTAGTCGTGCATCTAGCATGAATCAAGCCGCTAAAAAGTCTGGAATCAGTCAGGGGACATTGAGTGAATGGCAATCAGAAAAAGTCTCCCCAGGGTTAGAGAGATACATTGATTTATGTCTAGCTATGGGCTGTCGTCCAGGCTTTGAATTAGATCAATACTTGGGGTTGGGCGGAGCAAAACCCAAGACGGCGGAGGATTTACTGGGCATGGCATTGGGATTAGACCCAATTCAGCAACAGCGGCTAATTTCCCTACTAGCTGGTAAATACTCTGAATACTTAGAGGCACAGCGAATGATAGATGTAAATTGCCTGATCAGTCTAATAATTCAACATTTAGAAGCGACTGGGATCACACCGGAGAAATTTTGCCAAAAAAGAAAAATTGATGAGGGGCAATTTACCGCGCTGATGCACGGTATTTTACCCGCATCCATTGAAGAGACGGAAGCATTGATTTCGCTTTTGTCTATGGCACTAAAAAATCCGACTACCGGAGAAAAGTTCAATAGTCGGGAGGAATTAATTGATTATTGCAATACTAGGAGATTATCTGACAATCAACAACGCGAACCCAACGGCACAGGTCGCCATTGAAATTTACCAATTTAGCATCTACGGTAAATTGCGCCGTCTCGCCAGTAAAAAAGTAAGCGGCATAGGTAAAGTTGCTTACTTCTTTCTCTTTTAATAGCAGTTGCTTGTACCGTTCTAATTCTTCTGGTATCCAGTAGCTAGACATTTTTGCTCCTACCCAATTATTAGGGGTAGTCCCGGAACTCTTCTGAGTATGGGAATTGGTGAAAATCCCCTTATCATCCTCAAGCCGTACCAAAGATGAGGGGTTAGGGTATTCCATGATCTCACTGATAATTTCCGCTTCAGGAATTACCAGTATGCTAGAATGCACCATAGGTTTGATTGCGATAGGCTGATTGAATTTGGGAGGGTAGAGAGTGGTTTTCTCGCCTCCTTCGTTCGATCTTAAAACAATCCGTTCCCACCGTTCTCCAGGTGAAGTTAGGGACTGAATTAATTGATGTTGTTTTTTTACTAATTCAAATAATGTTTCATCAGTATCGCACACCACTAGAATCTCGGCTTCTGTGCGGAATTGTTTGCATTTAGCCAGCAAAAGAGTGATATCCACAATCATGTCGTTTTTTTTTGCATCGTCTCTAATTATACAATTATCTATTTGTGAATTTGCTAGAAGTTTTTTAAATGGTTAGTATTCTCTTTCGTCTATCTTGTTATTATAAAACTGTACACCAAAAATAAGATATATGGGACGCAACAAAGAGGGTAATGATAGCTTCCGCGTAAGAATGGATTCAGCCAAAAGAGAGTATTTGGCAGGGGAAATAATATCACAAGGCTATTATTTCACTAGGGACGGGGAAAAACTCCCTAGTTTTGGGCGATTCCTAGAGGATGTGGCGGACTGCATTAAAAAAAACAACCCTATTGACACTGCATTAAATGTGGTGTACAGTTATAGAAAGCCAAGGAATAAACAAATGGAAAATAACAGCCTCGAACAACATTTAGTGGATGCAAAAGCCGCAGCTTTGGATTCATTTACCTCTCAATTGTTTGAGATTTTAGAGTCCAGGGGATTTCAGTCTGATGAATTTCTTCTCTCGCTGTCTCGCTATTTTGGGGAAGAAGAAGCAGCGGTGTTATCATTCCTTGAAAAAGCCGCTATGGCTTTAAAGGAAGAGAAAGGGGGTATATAAACTATTTAGTAAATTTCTCAAATATTTCCAAATGATCAGCGTCAGTGATATGACGCTGATATTCTTTTAGGTGTACGGTTACGCTATGCCCCATCCATTTAGCCGCTACGGACGTGGGGATTTTGTATTTTAAAGCAGCCCGAACAGC